TCAGCCAGCCCTATTGGCCTGTACAAAACTCTGTACAAGTATTCAGATGCCAATTGTGTGTTGGTGTTTGATGACTGTGACTCCATCCTGTTGGATGACGTTGCACTTAACTTGCTGAAGGGTGCCCTGGACTCCGGCAAGAAGCGTAAGATTTCCTGGTTGAGTGAGAGCCGTGTGTTGAGCTCTGAGGGCATCCCAGACAGCTTTGACTTCAAGGGTTCGGTAATTTTTATTACCAACTTGAAGTTTGATACCATGCGTTCGCAGAAATTGCGGGACCACTTGGATGCACTGCAAAGCCGATGCCACTATTTGGACTTGACACTAGACACCATGCGTGACAAGGTCCTGCGGATCAAGCAGATTGCCAAGGACGGTGTGTTGTTTGCAGACTACGACTTTGACGAGTGTGTGCATGACGAGATCATCGCCTTCATGGACGAGAATAAAAATCGTTTGCGTGAGATGAGTCTGCGTATGGCTCTTAAGATTGCGGACTTGCGCAAGATGTCAGTGTTGAACTGGAAGCGCCTGGCAGAGACCACTGTTATGAAACCCGCAGGAGCCTAATATGGCTGGAAAAGCAAAGTCTGTTTACCTAACAGTAACTGTCAAAGGGCAGGTCAAAAGTGTTTTTCACAAGATGTTTTTTGACGCCAACTCTTATAACGAGTATGTGAACTCTGCTGAGTTTAAGGCCAAATGGAATAGTACAGAATTTGATATTATCAAAGAAGTATACTGATCAATAATAGCATTAATGTAAGGATTTGATATGTTTGAAATTTGGGATGGTGATTTGTACCTGTACTCGGTGGATACTGAGTATGAAGCAGACGAACAGCGTGAGGCTGGCTTTACAGTTAAATGTTTAGAGTATTACGGAGCGTGACATGGAAAAATTTACAGTTTTTGTCGGTACAGTTGTGCTTGCTATTGCAGGAGTTCTGTTACTGAGTTTCTTACTTAGCTGGCCTGTGTACATGCTGTGGAATGGTTGCTTGGTTGATGCAGTGCCTTCTGTTAAAGAAGTCACCTGGTTGCAAGCCTGGGGCATCACTGTCCTGTGCGGCTTCCTGTTCAAGACATCAGTCAATTCAAAAGCATAACTCTCCAAGGTTATCCTGGGCATTGGTTGGCTCCGGCCCGGGCTTTGTGGCAGGTACCCGTAAAACGGTACCTGTCTTTTTGACTTCTTGCTGTGATAAGTATATACTGTTATCATGCCCCAACAATATTTGCACATAGATTTAGGTGCAAACTATACCCTAGACTTTGAAATACACAACACGCCCTTGGCCGATCTTTGGCTTGAGCGCATGCACCTGCGGGATCCGTATCCAATAGATCATCCTGACCGTTTTTACGGATTTGATTCACAAGAGCAAGAAATTGATCGCGCAGAAAAAATGATTCAGGGCTGTATTGCCACAATCAACAGCTACCAACCAATTATTGAACGAGAGTTTACCACGGTGCATGACCAGGATTGTTTAAACTACCTGCACAACATTTTTGAACAATACCATGGCCTGCTAAATCAACAAAAAACTCTTTGGTGGTTACGTGCTCCAAAGCCTGTGAAAAAGGCACTGGCCGAATTAAACTTGGCTGTTCATCGTTGCGAATCCGCATCAAGAAAACTAAAACCAAGACTTGTTTGCACTTGGTTTGGCTTGCCTAAAGACGTTGCTCTCTCAGAGGAGATCATGACTCAATGCGGTGAGATCAATCCGTCATTTGGAAGTGTGTGTTTGAACTATGTTGAGATTGGAAAAACATTGCTTGACCTTATGACGGACAATGATGCATACATTGGTGACGACGCCTTTCAACCGTTTAACTATTACAACCCAGATTTTGTGGTAAGATTTTTTGAACTTGACTCAGATGAAGTAGACACCATGCTACAAAATATGCAACAATACTATCAAGCACACTATGATTTTTTTGCCAGTCGAGGATACCCACAGTTTAATCATGTTAAACTACAACCTTTAAAATTTCCTGTGGCAAAGATAATTGAAACTATTCCACGTGAACAACTGATTAACAACATACAACAAAGACAACTCGTTACTCGAGTTTATATAGATGAAACGATGCACCATACAAATTCGAGATGAAGTAAACATCAAGCTAGAAGGCATAGACTTGGATGTGCGCAAGGCCCTGGTCAATGCGTTCAAGTATGACGTGCCTTATGCAAGATACCTGCCAGCAGTGCGGCTGGGACGGTGGGACGGTAAAGTAAGTTATTTTCAATTGGGTGGATCAACATACACCAATTTGTTACCAGATATCATACCTATCCTGGAACGCTACAACTACGACATTGAGCTGGACGATCAAAGAGAATACTCAACTGTATTTGAATTTGCTCAAGTTACAGAACAAACATTTGCACACAAGACTTGGCCCAAAGGGCATCCAGCAGAAGGTGAGCCTATCCTGTTGCGTGACTATCAGGTAGAGATTGTAAACAACTTCCTGACCAATCCACAATGCATACAGGAAGTGGCCACAGGTGCAGGCAAAACAATCATGACCGCTGCCTTGAGTGCCAGTATAGAGCCATATGGCAGGTCAATTGTGATTGTGCCCAACAAGAGTCTAGTCACACAAACTGAAAAAGACTATGTTAATCTTGGCCTGGATGTGGGTGTTTACTTTGGCGACAGAAAAGAACACGGGCGCACACACACCATATGCACATGGCAGAGTCTAAATGTACTGCTGAAGAATACCAAAGCAGGTGTAGGTGTGGCAACCATACAGGACTTTATTGAGGATGTAGTATGTGTGATGGTAGATGAAGTACACATGGCCAAAGCAGATGCACTCAAAACACTGCTCACAAGTGTGATGGCAAGAGTGCCAATTCGTTGGGGGCTGACTGGTACTGTGCCCAAAGAAAAGTTTGAAAGCCAGGCCTTATTGGTGAGCTTGGGCCCTGTTATCAGCAAGCTCAGTGCCAACGAACTACAACAACAAGGGGTGCTGGCGCAGTGCCATGTGAACATTGTGCAGTTGCAAGATCATGTGGAGTATTCCGACTACCAAAGCGAGCTTAAATACTTGTTGGAAGAGTCGGGTAGGCTGGATGCCATGGCAGAACTCATACGCCATGTGAATGAAACAGGCAACACACTAGTATTAGTAGACAGAACTGAGTGTGGTCGACAACTTGTTGCAAGACTAGGTGACAAATCTGTATTTGTTAGCGGAGCAACAAAAGGAACAAAGAGACAAGAAGAATATGACGAAGTGGCTGACAGCATTGATAAGATTATTGTGGCTACCTATGGTGTTGCCGCTGTGGGTATTAATATCCCTAGGATTTTTAATCTGGTTCTTGTGGAACCCGGGAAAAGTTTTGTCCGCGTTATCCAAAGCATTGGACGTGGGATAAGAAAAGCAGAAGACAAAGACCATGTTCAAATCTGGGACATAACATCAACCTGCAAATTTGCCAAGCGCCATTTGACCAAACGCAAACAATTTTATAAAGAAGCCAACTATCCTTTTACTCAAGAAAAATTAGAATGGATGAAAATCAAATAAAAAAACGATTGTTAGTTGTTGGGGACAGTTTCATGCGTACGGATCCAGAATATCCTGGACAGCACTGGAGTGAAATGTTGCCAGAATACGATGTATTGATGCGTTCCGAGTCAGGCAGTACTAACACTATTATTGCGCGAAACTTTTTTCAAGGTCTAAAACAAAAGCCAGATGCAATTGTAATAGGATTTACCATGAATGACCGTGTTGAATTCAACGACAACGGTGAATGGCTTACCAGTAGTTTTTGGCAACGTTTAACACCTGATCAAAGACTAACAGCAGATTACTATCGTGCAACATCAGATGAAGATATAAATTTATTCAAGTCTTGTGTGATAGCTAGATCGTTGTTTTTGACTTGTGAAAAATTAAACATACCATATGCCTATTCGCTCAATCAATTGTTTAACAACCGTGCTACTTTGCCGTATCCATCTAATCCTACTGTGATTGATATGTTGAGTGAATTTAGTGATAGAATGTGCGCCACCAATTTGGCAACCTACTCAGGTTTCAAAATGATTCCAGGATTTCATACTGACGATCCTGCGTGGCAAAAAAGATTTGCCACGGAAGTTGTGGAAATCTTAAACAAACCATTGACTTAATCGATAAAATATTGTAAAATTACTTATATGCAAATACTTACCCTAGACAACGTGGCATACAATCTCAATCACTTACCAGAAGAAGTGGATGACATGAGATTTGCCATACTCGACAACAGCAATTCAGCAGACCCAGACTATCATTATATTCCATTGATATTTTTGGAAAGTTTCAATGCTCCTGCGCTGGTGCTACAAGTTGGTGACCACAAAATTAAAATGCCCATGGATTGGCAGATACTAATCGGCGAACCAGACCTTGGCGACTTAGAAATGCTGCCGTTAACTTCGATCAATGATCGCGGATTCAATGCATTTCAATTCAATCCGTTGTCAAGTTTTAGACCCAGCTTTCCGCCAATAGAAATAATTGACGTGTATCAAGAAGTGTCATGGTATGCACCTAAACTCAAAAATGGTCAGATGTTATGCGTTCCCATTAACGAAGGACACAAACCTGACTGTGTGTATTTTGTCAAAGATGTCAGCCGCAATTGCGAGATTGTGGACTACAATAAAGCATGGTGATGCCATACACTGAACCCCAAGTATTTGAAATTATCAATCGCCTGGCCAGAGTGTATCTGGAAAGTTATCCCGACGATCGTGAAGGCCTAGAACGTTTTTTACGTTGGGCTCACTTGCAATACGGCTACCAATATGGGCAGCCTTAAACCAGGCGCCACATACATTTATGAACGTGTGGGCAACGAAGTGTATGCTCGAGAGTTTGGTGCTGATCCTGCTGACCGTAAGTTAATGGGCTATGCATATGATCCTGTAACCGGACACAAAATCGAATATGATGCTAGAACTTCAGACGGTAGGCCATTACATGATCACCTAATGGAGGACAAACTGTGGGGACAAATACGCAGAGCCGCACTAACCAATCCCACTTTACAAGATGCACTGGAACGTGCTATAATGATTTATAAACTGACTAAAACACAATGAGTGATAAACTGACCATTGCCAATGAGATGAAGATGTTTGACCGCAAGGTTAGATCATTCTATGACGATCTCACTGCCGAAGAGCGGAAAAAGTTTTCTAACTATCTTATGATACGTTGGGGTTCGGCAGTAGAAGGTTCAAGAGAACTTCAAGAGTTTTATGTAATTGCCACTAACGAACGACTGAACAAACACTTCTTCAATGTAAGTAAACATCCAAAACTGCAATGGCTTATGGCTACCAGTGTGAGTCCAGACTTGGGCACACCCAGGCATAACTGGATTGCGCCCAAGAAAAAAGAAGCAGGTGCTAGTGCCCGACGCAAAGCATTGGCAGTCATGTATCCTCACTACAAAGATGATGAAATAGATGTCATGGCGTTGCTTGTGTCTGACAAAGAAATCAAACAATACTTAAAAGACTCCGGCGAAGATTCCAAATGACACAATGTCAATTCTGCAAAAAAGACTTTGTTAAAGAAACTTCTTTGGCAGTGCATGTGTGTGAGCCTAAACGGCGTAGGCAAGAACGAGCAGAGCGTGGGGTGGAACTGGGCTTTCAAGCCTACATACGTTTTTATGAGATGAGCCAAGGATCAGCCAAGCTCAAGACCTTTGATGACTTTGCTGACTCGCCTTACTATCGCGGCTTTGTGAAGTTTGGCCGCTATTGTGTGAGCACAAGAACTATCAATCCCAAACAGTTTCTTGAGTGGCTGCTCAAGAACAACAAAAAGATTGATCGTTGGGCGTCAGATCAATTGTACACAGAATATCTCATACAGCATTTGCCCGTGGAGAATGTAAACGATGCACTGGCACGAGCAGTGGAGTTTGGAATGGACTGGGCAGAAAAGAATTCAGCACAACCGCAGGACTGCTTGAGATACGGCAGCACTCCAGCCATGTGCTATGCAGTCACAACAGGTAGGATATCACCTTGGGTAATTTATAATTCAGAGTCTGGACAACAGTTCTTGGGTGAACTCTCTCCTGATCAGATCAGCATGGTATGGCCTTACATTGACTCAGATGTATGGCAAAAGAAGTTTCACAATTATCCTGCTGATCAAGAGTACGCAAAAGATATATTGAACAAGGCAGGTTGGTAACGTGATAGGAAACATTGGTCAAACTGGCAAGTATGTGGCAGTCACCGGCGACCCAGGCAGTAACTATGTGAACAACGCTGGTTACATGGGGGTAGGGCAGTTACAATACAACACTGCCACTCAACGGCTAGAAGTATACAATGGCACCAGTTGGCAAATGCTTAATCTGGGTCAGTATTATGTGGGGCTAAATCCACACGCTGAAGCAATACTAGACTGGGCACATAAAAAGATGGAAGAAGAACGAGAAGCACGAGCCATGGCTGAACAGTATCCTGCTGTGGCAGATGCTATGGGTGCTGTTCGTGAGGCTGAACAGCAATTGAAAACCGTTGTGGCATTGTGTAGAACATGATCCACATTGATTTTCAAGGCGGCGCCCACGGAAACTATTTAGAGTTTGTGTGTAACAAAATTGCAGGCATAACCGTTGGAACTCCGTTTAACACAAAAGGTGCGTCACATGCAAAAAAATATACAGGAAAAAAAATATTCTATGCTGATCACTATTCTTTCTGGCCCCGGCCCATGGCGTTTGACAAAATAATCAGCATACAAATTGATACAAATGATTTATTATTATTACAGCAAATCAGTTTGCTTAGAGCAGGTGATTATGGATACGATAACAATCAACTGGAAATAAATACCTTTAACAAACTAGATAATCAACACTATAAATGGGTATTAGAAAATATTCTACAGAATTTTTTTACCGGTCAAATTCAAAACAGTTATAATGCAGTTAGAGATCCGAGCTGGCCTGATGCAACCACATTAGAAGAGTTTGCAAATCTACCTGATTGGATCAAAAAAGAATGTGCTGAGCAACACAAATTAGAGTTGCTGGAACTGTCACCATACCGCCCAGATTGCCCGAGAACAATACTACGTGAATTTTTTCAGATTGGATTCCAACAACCAGAAAATTCTGGGTTCATAGTCCGACAATCACAAGCAAAATATGATTCGACCAAACAGGTGTACTGGTGGCCATATGGATGTTTTTACAACACAACAGAATTCTTACAAGAAATCAAAAAGGTTGCTGACTGGGCAAATATATCGTACAATTGCCAAGATGATATTGAAGAATTACACAATGAGTTTTTGCAAAAACAACCATATAAAAACTCCAAAATTAAATGCAACAAAATTATTAAAGAGATACAGAATAACATGATTCCAAATCTTATGGATATAACTCTAATAGAAGAAGCATATGTCAATGCCAAATTAGAATGGAATTATTTTAAATGAGCAATAAATTTTCAGTATACCAGCATTGGGATCCACTCAAAGTTTGCGTGGTAGGACAAAGTTATCCTCCTGAGTTCTATTCCTGGATCAAAGTATCGCATGTACGACAATTGTTTGAAAAAATTGCAATTGAAACTGAAGAAGACTACCAGGCCATTATACACAAACTTCAAGAATTTGGCGTTGAAGTTTTACGGCCCGATTTACCAACCAATACGTTTGTACACGGAAGACATTATCCGCCACCCATGACGCCAAGGGATTATATGATAATGATAGGCGAAACATTTTATAAAGGATATGATTTAGATTTTAAAAAATTTTATACAAGTGTAAAAGATTCTTCGTGGCCGTTGTGCGAATCGTTTGAAGAATTTTTAACATTGCCATTGCACATACAATATGAATGCAATGAAGTTCACAAATTAGTAGACCTGCGTAATTTTTATGCTAGTTATAATAAAATTTTTGATCGTATTGCTCAACAAGGTAATTGTATTAAAACAACTCAAATTTCTCAAGCGCCTGGCGCATTTATTAGTAGAATTGGCAAAGACTTGTATTTTGGTACGCACTCATATTCTCAAGATCGAACTCAGTATCAAATTGACATCAATGCTGAATTTCCTCACACACGCAATCACATTGTCAACACCGGAGGCCATGCGGATGGTGTATTTTGTCCGGTGTGTCCTGGATTGATAATTAGTTTACAAGATGTCCCAACATACAGAGATACTTTTCCTGGTTGGGAAGTAGTTTATCTCCCAAATCAAAGTTGGGTTAAAATAAAATCTTTCATGCGGCTTAAACAAAAAAATAAAGGCAAGTGGTGGATTCCAGGGTTTGAGCATGATCAAGCAGTAATTGACACAGTTGAAACTTGGCTAGGTCATTGGGTAGGATATGTTGAAGAAACTGTGTTTGATGTCAACATGCTGATTATTGATCCAAAAAATGTCATAGTGTTCAATTACAACAAACAGGTATTTGATGCACTTGACCGTTATGGTATTACACCACATGTGGTACCATTTAGACATAGGTACTTTTGGGACGGTGGTATACATTGTGTTACCACAGATTTACACCGAGAAGGCACCATGCAAGATTGTTTTCCACAGAGAACAGTATGAGTGCAGACATTGATATCGACGTTCCGGATCGTGCTAAGATATTGGAACTGATCCAGCACACACCTGCTAGACAGGTTGTGGATGGCCGGCCACGTAAACACAATTCGGGTATCTACATCACAGACATTCCACAAGACTCAGAACACGGTTGTGCTGCCATAGACTATGAGACTGCGGAGCAGCGTGGCTACTTTAAAATTGACTTGTTGAACATGAGTGTGTATCAGTTGGTCCAAGATCCTGCACACTACGAAGCCATGTTGTCAGCTGTACCTCCATGGTCGCGACTGTGGACAGACAGACCCTGGGCCAGTCAGTTGGTTCATATAGGAAATTATGTGGACCTGATGGTGGCCATGCAACCTGACTCGATACCCAGAATGGCTGCTTTTATTAGTATTATTAGACCGGGCAAGGCACACTTACAAAGAAAGTCCTGGGATCAAGTGTTTGCTGAAGTTTGGGATGGGGATGAATCGCGTGGTTACACGTTCAAGAAGTCACATGCTGTGAGCTATGCTGCCTTGGTGGCACTACATATGAATATTCTTAATCAAGCCGACGCACAAGTGTAATAGATTTGCGCTTGCTCTTTTTGCGAGCAATGTCTATTAGGCTGCACACAGGCCCGTGCAATATTTCCAGATCTTTGTTTGAAAATGTGCGCAAAGTAAAACGGAATTGATCCCAGTCTCTGCGTAAGAATATGTTGATGGGTATGCTACGATTGCTTTCCCACCACCAAGTGTTGGCAAGATCCAAGAATTCCAGTTTGTGTTGTTGTGTGAGCACAGCACCAAAGTCGTAGATGGTTGTGACAGCATCGTCTCTGTTTTGAACTATACCAATATACTCATTGCTGGCGTAAACGCAAAGAGTTATAAAGGGGTATTTTTCCGCCAGTTTTTCAAAGATGTTATTACCCATAAATACGTTTTGAGGATCCTATGTATTCAACCACCATTTA